CTTTTTCCTGCACTTCATCGCTGAACTGCTGATAGGCCTTGCTGTATGCCGTAAAATAATCACTTGCCGTAAAACCTGTCAGCGTGCAGTACACACCGACTCTTTCATCGGTGATGTTGTACTGGGTAAGGCTTGCTGCACCGGAGGCAACGTAGATTGTGGCAAGAGGAATTTCAAATCTGTCTGCCGTCTGAGTAAGGGAAGGAACAACAGGATTTGAACTTGGTGTTCCCTCCAAAACATACACACCGCAGACTCTGTTTACAAAGTCCGCTCTTGCCACCACTCGGTCATATCTGCCGTAGTTGATATTACCTGTTGTAAGCAAGATATTTTCGTCCTCATCATTGGCATAGAATCTGCCGTTGATGAAAAAAGCACCTGCCGCAACCGTGATATACATATTTCCGTTTAAGGCTGTCACCTGCAGGCCTGTGGAGTCCGCACCATAGACACCGTTTGAGAACAGCTTGCTGAAATACAGAGCAAACTGCTCACTGGTATATGTTCTGTCATAGTTTCCGTCACTGTCCACCACGGCATCAAAAGGAAAATAGGTTATACTCATCAAAACACCTCATTTCTTTGTAAAAATCGTGGGAATGGCATCCCCGTAGGTAATCTCCATTTCATAGGTCTTTTCATAAAAATGCGTTACTTTCTCTATAGGCTTTGCCAAGGCAAGACCGCTGTCCGTATCCGTTAAAAGCACTGTATCTCCAAGAAAATAGTCCTTGTTATACTGATACTGTTCGGAATTTAAAATTACAAATTCCGCACCTGTTGTTTTGGATTTCTCCTTCAGTCCTTCCAGTAAATCTTCAACGAAACTGCCTTTCTCCACGTACTCTCTGCGAAGCAGTCCTTCTGCATCTGTTTCACCGTAAGCTGTGTAGCTTTCTTCCTCCGTTTCCGTTGGCTCGGTATAAAGATATGCCACATTTTTATAGTCTGAGGTTTCCTCATAAATATCTGTTTCGGAAATGTTGTTGAACTTATCCCCGAAAATCACTGTACTGCTCCTGTCGGAAACAGGGACACAGCAAAACACAAGCTTTTTTTCTTGAATGTCATACTCAAGCCAGAAACCGAAACCGCCGAGCTTGCTGATGAATTTCAAAATACTCAAGCAGTCATTTGCCTCATAGATGCGTTTTACTGTGTTTTTTTGAGACAGTCCAAGTCTTTTAAATGTGAAATTTGGGATTGTGCGTTTCTTGTCTGGTGGAGAAATAAAATTTTCCTGCACAAGTCGGATACAGGCATCCTCATAGGTTTCACCCACTGGCACTTCAAAGCCTTTGACGCACCGCCAAGAAAGTACAGAAGTAATATGTCTGCCTGTGATTTCGTATTTCCTTAAATCCTTGCTGTCGGTTTTATGCTTGTTTTCTGCCAAGTAAGCGTTATTTCCAACTACAAGAACATCCTCCGTAACCTTTATGTTTTTATAAACCTCGTTATCTGTAAAAGATAACTGAATATCTCCCACATCTCGGATACATTCCGAAAACTGGATACTGCTGTAGGACTGGAGTATGTCCTTCAGCGTAAAATCAGAATAAATGTCAACTCTCATAAATCCTCCTTACAGTACCAACGGATTGTAGTTAAAATAAACTTCCAGATTGGTTACATTTTCCTCCGCACCGTATTCAATCTCATTTTCTCCTACAAAGAACTTGAAAAAACTACTTTTGAGTGCGTTTAAAACAGAAAAATCCTTTTTGCCGTTTTTATAGATAACAGGCTGTTGTTTTGTAAAATCAATAAGCAGCTCATCACCCTTAGTCATTTCCTCTGTAAAATACACACCTTCTCCTGTTTTTCGGTTGATGATATACGGATTTTTTACAGAACCGAAGGAGGATACAAACCGTACCGTCCAACCGCTGTCTGCATCACCTGTGTTATTGATTTTCGTTACAAGCTGTGCCGCCTTTACTCCGAAAAGGGTGTAAGGAGTGAAGTGTTGTGGAAAGACAAAGGAGGACTTCATACTGGCAAGGTTATCGGTTATGGTCTGCTCCTTCCAATAAGTGCCGTAGCAGATCAGTTCCGTTTCCAGACTGCCTTTACCGTTTGTATATGAAAATGTAGGTATGCTTTTCGGATAACAGGAAATAGACTTTGTATATTCTCCGTCAGAATATTTCAATAAGCCTTCCGTTTTCGGATTGAACACACTTTTGATGTGTTTTTCAAACAGACGGTAGTTGCTGTCAGCTTGAAACACAGCCTTTATAGTGATTTCTCTTGGCTCCAAATCAAGGTTTTGTAGAGTTTCTCCATCCTGTCCGCTGTTTTTATCGGTATAAAAAGAAGCATCCACATCTTCATCAAATGCTGTTGGTATCAGATTTGATAAAAACGAGATGCTTACGCTTTGGTTTGTTGCCGTATTGGTATAGATTAAGGTTTCCGTGGCTTTCATTTCATCACACTCCCGTAAAGCCAAGTTTTCTGAAGGTTCTTTGCAGTTCTTTCTGCTCCTTTCGTGCGGTGTTTTCCGAGGAATTGTAAAAATTCTGCGTCACTGTTACATTGGTATCTCCGCTTTTTGTGGTTACATTGCTTTGATATGTCTTGTTTTCCTGCGCCGTCAAAACTCTTTCGCCCTTATGAAGAATTGCCTTATACCCATCAAAAGGAACATAGTCCAGACCGCCTGCATGAGAGCCGTCTGCATCGTCACTCATTTCCCGATTTGCCGACCGCCAAAAGGCAAGCTTATCCTTCAGCCAGTTGATAGTATCCGTCACCCAGTCCTTCAGACTTCTCCAGATTTCCTTCATGCCTTCCCATAAGTTTTGAAAAGCATTAACGCCTGCATTGTAAAATGAAGAACCCATATTTACCAAAGATGTTACCAGTTCATTAAACTTGTTTACGGCATTTGTTTTTATCTCAGTCACCTTCTGCAAAACAGCGGTTTTAATGGTATTCCAGACAGATACAAGCTTAGGATAGAGAACATTTGTAATGAGATTTAAAATGCCGTCCTTTAAAACGGTAAACAGGCTTAAAATACCGTCCTTCAGTATAGTAACAATGTTTGTAATGTCACTGCTGATGTTTTCCCAGTTTCCGCTGAGAGCATCTGCAAACACCTGTGTTGTAGCAACAATTAAGTTCAGTGCCGTTTCCACAATAACCTTCACAGCGTCCCATACAAATGAAAAATTCGTCTGTATCTCCGTTAATACGGTACTTAAAATTTCCTTTATGCTGTTCCAGATGATTTGAATGTTATTCCGAAAATCCTCGTTGTTTTTATATAAATCAGCAATAATCAGTATCAAAGCCGTTACTGCGGCGGCTATAGCAGCGATTGGTGCAAGTGGCAAAACAAGACCTGCCGAAAAAGTGCTGACAGCTGTTGACGCTGTGCTAATCTTTGGTGCAAGAGAGCCGATACTTGTCATCAATGTTCCCAACACAACAAGCAAAGGCCCTGCGGCGGCTATAAGCGTGCCGATAACAACGATTATGGCCTGTATTCCCGAAGGCAAAGAAGAAATCCATCCGCATAGTTTTTGTATTCCGCCTGTAACTGCGTCTATGGCTGGGGAGAATGTATCCAGAATCACGCCACCCAAAATGATAAAGGTATTTTTTACTGCATTAACGGCTTTATTGATTTTGGAGCTGTTGGTCTGCAGTTTTTCAAAGGCACTTTCCGTTGCACCTGTGCTTTCACGCATCTGGGCAAGTGTGCTGTTAAAATCCTCGGCACTGTCACCCAAGAGAATCAATCCTGCCTTGCCTGCCTCGGCACTGCTCCATAAATCACCAAAGGAAAGATTCTGCTCATCGGCAGATTCCTTCAATATGGAAAGTACATCTGCAAGGCTTGCTCCGTTTTCCATCAGCTCCGCAAAGCTTTTGCCTGTCTTTTCCTTTAAAATATCGGATACCGTTGTACCTCTTTTTCCAAGTTCATTCAGCATGGAGTTCATATAGGTGGTGCTTTCCGCTGTGGCAACACCGTTTGCCGTCATTTTGGCATAACCTGCACAAAGCTGATCCAACTGCACATGATAAGCATTGGCAGTAGGGATAACCTTGCCCATGGAAGAAGATAGTTCCGCTACAGTCGTTTTGCCAAGGTTCTGTGTCTGAATCAGCATATCGGAAACATTTGTTACCTCAGACGCCTCCATGCCGTAAGCGTTTAAAATGGTAGTCAGCACATCCAAAGCCGCACCTGCATCGGCAAAGCCTGCCTTTGCAAGCTTAGTAGAATTGGTTACGAAATTGACCGCATCACCTGTTTTCTGACCTGCGGAAATGGCATTGTATACGTTGTCTGCAATTTCATTGGCGGAAATGCCTGTTTGGGAGGATAATGCCAATATCTGAGAACGCAGTTCATCAAGCGGAACCTCCGTAGTATCTGCGATGGTGCTGACCTTTGCCATAGCATCCTCAAAATTCACAGCCGATACAGCCGCCGCAGTGCCGATTCCCGCAACAGCGGCAGATACAGGCATAACGGCTTTTCCTGCCGCTGTCAGCTTTCCGCCTGTTTCCTTCATTTTCTCTCCAAAAGAATTGATTGTGACATTAGACCTTGCCACATCTTTTTCCAACTCCTTCAGCTGATTTTCCGTTGTAATCAGCTCTCTGCGGAAGGCATCATACTTGCCTTGGTCGATTTCACCGTTTTGGTACTGCTCCTCAACCTGTGACTGTGCGTCTTTTAAGGTCTGGAGTTTTTTCCTTGTTTCGTCTGCCTTTTCCGTAAGCAGTCTGTATTTTTGTGCCAACAACTCCGTATTGGAAGGGTCAAGTTTTAATGCCTTCTGCACCTCGTTCAGCTGTTTTTGTGTGGTGGTGATGGAACGGTTGGCACTGCTCATAGCCTTGCTTAAGTCTGTTGTGTCTGCACCGATTTTTACAGTAATGCCTTTAATGTCATTTGCCATACATTCACCTCTTTTAGGGCATGAAAAAAGCACCTTAACCTGTTATGGTTAAAGTGCTGTGTAAAATAATTATTAAATTGTTTGGAAGTTAAACAAACTGGAATTGTTCGAGCTTTTCAAATACTAACGTCCTTGATTCTGTTCAATAATTGATTTATAGTAGTTACCAAAGTCAGCAAGTGAATTAACAATTGGAAGCATTTTTGTTCCGAGTTCCGTTAAGCCGTATTCAACTCTCGGTGGCTGCTCATGG